CAGCGCCGCCAGAAAGAGGTGCTGGAACGGGGAACACTCACCGAGGACGGCGACCTGCGGAGCTTTTTCTTCGTGTCCAGCGTGCCCTGGCTGCACTATACGCACGCGCAGAACCCCATGGAAAACCCCAATGACAGCAACCCCCGCATCAACTGGGGCAAATACGTTACCGCCAACGGGCGTACCACCTTGCCGGTGACACTGACGGTACATCACGCGCTGGCGGACGGGCTGCATATCTCCATATTCTATCAGAAGCTGGAGGAGGAACTGGCGGCGCTGACCCGCCAATGGAACGAGAGCAAAAAAGATTTTTAGTATATATTGCAAAGGAGACAACGACTATGAGCCATCCCTATCACGGCCTGAACGAGCTGCGGGAAATGTTCCTGAAGTTCTTTGAGACGAAAGGCCACCTGCGGTTGCCCAGCTTTTCGCTGGTGCCTCAGAACGACAAATCTATCCTGCTGATCAACGCTGGCATGACCCCCATGAAGCCCTGGTTCAAGGGCGAGGAGGAGCCGCCCTGCCGCCGCGTCTGCACCTGTCAGAAGTGCATCCGTACCGGTGACATCGACAATGTGGGCAAGACCGCCCGCCACGGCACCTATTTCGAGATGCTGGGCAACTTCTCCTTTGGCGATTACTTCAAGCACGAGGCCATCGCGTGGAGTTGGGAGTTCCTGACATCCCCTGAGTGGGTGGGGCTGGAGGCCGACCGGCTGTATCCCTCCGTGTACGAGAGCGACGACGAGGCTTTCGCCATCTGGCGGGACGAGATCGGCATTCCTGAGGACAGGATCTTCCGCTTCGGCAAGGAGGACAACTTCTGGGAGCACGGCTCCGGCCCCTGCGGCCCCTGCTCCGAGATCTACTACGACCGCGGACCGGAGTACGGCTGCGGCAAGCCCGGCTGCACCGTGGGCTGTGACTGCGACCGCTATATCGAGATATGGAACAACGTGTTCTCCCAGTTCGACAACGACGGCCACAACAACTACACCGAGCTGAAGCAGAAGAACATCGATACCGGTATGGGTCTGGAGCGTCTGGCCTGCGTGTGCCAGAACGTGGCCAGCCTGTTCGACGTGGACACGGTGATGAACATCACCCACAAGGTCAGCGAGCTGACCGGCGCCCACTACGGCGAGAGCTACAAACGAGATGTGAGCCTGCGGGTCATCACCGATCACATCAGGTCTGCCACGTTCATGATCTGCGACGGCATCCTGCCCAGCAACGAGGGGCGCGGCTATGTGCTGCGCCGCCTGCTGCGCCGCGCTGCCCGCCACGGCAAGCTGCTGGGCGTCAACGAGCCGTTCCTGTACAAGGTGGTGGACACCGTGGTACACGAGAACGAGGGGCAGTACCCCGACCTGAAGGAAAAGCAGAGCTACATCACCAAGGTCATCCGCACCGAGGAGGAGAACTTCGCCCGCACCATCGACGGCGGCATCCGCATCTATAACGAGATGCTGGCCTCCCACAAGGAGAAGGGCGAGACGGTGTTCTCCGGCGCTGACGCCTTTAAGCTGTACGATACGTTCGGCTTCCCCATCGACCTGACGGCCGAGATGGCCGCCGAGGAGGGCATGACTGTGGACGAGGACGCCTTCCAGTCCCTGATGACCCAGCAGAAGGAGCGTGCCCGCGAAGCCCGCAAGGCGCTGGGCGATCTGGGCTGGGCCGGCGTGGAGTTCGGCAAGGACATGCCGGCCACAGAGTTCGTGGGCTATGACCGCGACACGGTAAACGGCGCGAAGGTGCTGGGTATCGTGGCCGAGGGCGAGCTGGTGGACGAGATCGTGTCCGGTATAGAGGCCATCCTGGTGCTGGACAAGACCCCCTTCTACGCCGAAATGGGCGGTCAGGTGGCCGACCACGGCGTGATCACCGGCGACGGCATGGAGTTCGTGGTCAGCGATGTGCAGAAGAACAAGGGCGGCAAGTTCATGCACTACGGCAAGTTGCTCAGCGGCAGCGTGGCCGTGGGCGACAGTGTGACGGCGTCCATCGACACCGACCGCCGCGCCGCTATCCGCCGGGCCCACAGTGCCACCCATCTGCTGGACGCGGCGCTAGTGAAGGTGCTGGGCGACCATGTGCATCAGGCCGGCTCTCTGGTGGAGCCGGATCGCCTGCGCTTCGACTTTACTCACTTTGAGGGCATCACGCCCCAGCAGCTGGACGAGGTGGAGGATCTGGTCAACGACGCTATTCTGTCCGGGCTGCTCATTACCACCGAAGAACTGCCCATCGCCGAGGCTAAGGCCCGGGGCGCGGTGGCTACCTTCGGCGAAAAATATGGTCAGACCGTGCGGGTGGTGACCATGGGTGATTTCTCCATGGAGCTGTGCGGCGGCACTCATCTGGACAACACCGCTAAGGCCGGCCCCTTCCGCATCAAGAGCGAGAGCAGTGTGGCTTCCGGTGTGCGCCGCATCGAGGCCACCACCGGAAAGGTCACCATGGAGGACATGCGCCGCAGCCGCGGGCTGCTGAACCGGGCGTCCCAATTCTTCAAGTCCGCGCCGGAGACGCTGATGGAGCGTCTGGAGCAGCAGGCCAGCGAGATGAAGGCGCTGCGGCAGGCGTTGGAGAAATTCAAGAGCGAGGCGTCCATGGGCGAGGCTAAGCAGATTCTGGCCTCCGCCAAGACCGTGGACGGGCTGCACGTCATCACCGGCACCCGTCAGGGTCTGGACGCAAACGCCCTGCGGCTGATGGGCGACTTCCTGCGGGACAAGGATCCCAGCGTGGTGGGCGTGCTGGCCAGCATCGTGGGCGAGAAGGTCACGTTCCTGGCGGTGTGCGGCAAGGAGGCCGTGGCGCGGGGCGTGAAGGCTGGCGATCTGGTTAAAACCGTGTCCGCCGTGTGCGGCGGCAAGGGCGGCGGAAAGCCGGACAGCGCCATGGGCGGCGGCACCGATCTGCTGAAGGTGGACGACGCGCTGGCGGCTGTGGACGATTTCGTGGCGGAAAAGTTGAAATAATGCGCTGTATTATGAAAAAATAAGTCCCAATTCGACTTTGTGTTCCAAACGGCTCCAAAGCCTTGCATCTTCAAGGGCTCAAGAGCGCGCAGGAACACAAAAGGGAATTGGGAGAAAAATAACAACAAAAACATATGTGAAAGGAGATGCGACCATGAAGAACGATTGCCTGTTCTGCGCCATTATTGACGGAGAGATCCCCAGCAAAAAGGTGTACGAGGACGAACAATGCTATGCCTTTTATGATATCGAGCCGCAGGCACCGGTACACTTTTTGGTGGTGCCCAAGGCACATATCTGCTGCGCCAATGCCATCACGGCGGACAACAGCGGTGTGGTGGCCCATTGCTTCGAGGTCATCGCCAAGATCTGCAGGGAGCTGGGCGTGGAGAGCTACCGAATCGTCAACAACTGCGGCGATCAGGCGGGACAGACCGTGAAGCACCTGCACTTCCATGTGCTGGCGGGGCGGGATATGACCTGGCCTCCGGGCTAAAGGAGAACAGAAAAAGGGCCGGCGGGAGCCGGCCCTTTTTTCTGTGCGGCGGTGCGGGGCGGGACGGGGGCGTTTTACGCCGCTGTGCGGCTACACCTTATCCACCCCCTGCGGGGGCACCTGTCTCCCTACGGGTCGGTCGGTTCGCGGATCTGACAGGCCACCGGCCTGTCATTCAACACCGCGAACCCCTCAAGGGGAAGGCTTTTTGGGGGGGGAAGGCTGGGGGAAAATTTGGGGAGTGTTGTCCGTTTGCGGGCAACTTTTTTGCTTTCCGGGGGATGGGGTATAGACGATCTTGATAAGGGGGTACGGATATGAAGTACAGAAAGAACGGGACGGACGCGGTGTGCGGACAGTGCGACCTGTGCGGCGGAGAGCTGCGGCGGGGAGAGCGATACTACCGGATCAGCGGTGAGAACGTGTGCAGGGGCTGCCTGGCAGATTTCGCGGCGCAGATACTGGCGGCGTATGAGGTGGTCGGAGGTGAGGCGGATGCATAAGACGGCGGCACCCTGGGAGGAACTGCGGGAGAAGTACGAGGCGGGCGGATATACCTATATGCAGCTGGCGAAGGAATACGGCGTTTCGGTGCAGACCGTGGGGCGGCACGCGCGGAAGGAGAACTGGGTCAGCGGGTGCCGGAACGAGAGACGGCGCAGGGCGGAGAGCAGGGATTGCCTGCTGGAAATGACGCGGGCGCTGATGCGGGGCGCGAAGCGGGCGGCCGAGGAGGCGGAAAAAGGTGAGGCGTGCACCAAGGAACTGAAGGAGCTGGCGGGGATATTGCAGACGCTGGCGGGGCTGGAGAAGGAGCTGGGCGGCGGGACCGCGGTGCAGACGGTGCAGGTGCTGATGGGAGAGGAGGTACGGGCGCTGAGCGAGTAAGCGCGGAGAGAAGAGAGACAAGGGGGAGAGAACATGGGGGATATATACATCGGGACGCCGAACGCAAAGCAGGACGAATTTCTGCGGTGCAAAAAGAAGTACGTCGCTTTCGGCGGGGCACGGGGCGGCGGGAAAAGCTGGGCGGTGCGGTGCAAGGCCAAGCTGCTGGCGCAGCGGTATCCGGGGATACGGATGCTGCTGGTGCGGCGGACCATGCCGGAGATCGAGGCAAACCATTTGGAGACGCTGCGGCTGGAGCTGGCGGGTACGGCCGTATACCGGGCGGAGGAGAGACGGTTCGTGTTCGGGAACGGGAGCGTATTGCAGTTCGGGTACTGCGCCTGCGACCGGGACGCGGATCGCTATCAGGGCGCGGAGTACGACGTGATCTTTTTCGACGAGGCCACGCAGCTGAAGGAGCAGTGGATGCGGAAGCTGGCGGCGTGCGTGCGCGGCGTGAACGGATTTCCCAAGCGTATTTACTACACGTGCAACCCGGGCGGGCCGGGGCATGGGTATATCAAGCGGCTGTTTATCGACCGGCGATATGAGCCGGGGGAGAACGGGGGCGAGTACGCGTTCATACCGGCGCGGGTGACGGACAACGGGGCGCTGCTGGCGCGGCAGCCGGAGTATATACGGCAGCTGGAGGCGCTGCCGCCGAAGCTGCGGGCGGCGTGGCTGGAGGGGCGGTGGGACGTGCTGGCGGGACAGGTGTTCCAGGAGTTCACGGACGACCCGGCGCACTACGCGGACCGGCGGTGGACGCATGTGATCCGGCCCTTTGACATCCCGCGGGAGTGGAACGTGTACAGAAGCTACGACTTCGGGTACGCCAAGCCCTTTTCCTGTGGCTGGTGGGCAGTGGACTTCGACGGGTGCGTGTACCGGATATTGGAGCTGTACGGCTGCACGGGAACGCCGGACGAGGGCGTGCTGTGGACACCGGAGCGGCAGTTCGCGGAGATACGGCGGATGGAGGACGAGCACCCATATCTGCGGGGACGGACCATACGGGGGGTGGCGGACCCGGCCATCTGGGACGCCAGCCGGGGCGAGAGTATCTATGAGACGGCGCTGAAGCACCGGCTGTTTTTTGAGAAGGGGGACAACCGGCGGATACCGGGGTGGATGCAGCTGCACTACCGGATGAGCTTTGACGGGGAGGGGTACCCCATGCTGTATGTGTTCGAAAACTGCCGGGCGTTCATACGGACGGTACCGGGGCTGTCGTACAGCACCACGGCGCCGGAGGATGTGGACACGGGACAGGAGGACCACGCGGCGGATGAGAGCCGGTATTTCTGCATGATGCGGCCCATCGCGCCCCGGGAGAGGACGGAGATACGGCGGGAGCCGTGAGAAACCGGGGGAGGGGCTGCGCCCCTCCCCCGGTCCGAATTTCGCAGATGACGAAAATGCGGAATTTTACACAAAAGGGCTGGACAAATTATGCAGCTGTGCTATAATCTGATTATCCGCAGGAGTACTCCTGCTTTGGCGTTTTAAGCTTGTTAAAACGAAGTGTCCTGCGGAAATCTAAAAAACCCGGGGTAAGAAAAATGAAAAAGATATTGGCAACCATTTTGGCGCTGGTGTTGGCGCTGGGACTGTGCAGCGTGAGCTGGGCGGAGGAAGTAAATGTTGCCGAAGTCGATGGAGTGGGGTACACAAGTCTGCAAGCCGCTGTCAATGCAGCTACCGGGAAAACGGTGAAGCTGTTGACGAATGTAGATGTGACTACAGGCGGCCTGAGAGTGACGAATACAGTGACTCTTGACCTCAACGGCAAGACGCTGAAGGTGGGCGAGAGAGCTTCCAACGACATTCGTGTAAATAGCAAGGCGTCGCTGACTGTAAAAGACTCCGCGGGTAACGGAAAAATTTTTACAGAAGAAGTCTATACTGGGACAGAGACCGGCATGTGTGCGATTTATGTGGATGGCAACTTTGTGATGGAATCTGGGACGATTTACACGGTGATCGCTGATGATCCTGCGAATAAAGGTCAGTTTGCTATTGGTGTTCATCCTAACGGCAAGGTAACCATTAACGGCGGAAGGGTCGAAGCTGGCTGGTTTGCCGTTTCATCTAACGGTCAAGAATCTAATACGGAGATCGTAGTGAATGGCGGTGAGTTGATCTCTACCACCGATTACGCAATTTACGGCGCTGCAGGGAGCAGCAAAATTACAATTAACGATGGCGTTATTTATGGTGTTGCGGGCGGTGTCGCCCTCAATAAGGGCGATTTGATCGTAAATGGCGGTACCATAACTTCTAAGGGAACCGGTAACACCGGAAACTGGGGAGACGGCACCGGCAATATGGCAGCTGCTGCAGTCAATGTCCAAGCTAAGTATGGCGAGGCAACTGCCACTATTAAGGGTGGCACTTTGATTGCAGAGGAGAATGCGCTGTTCATTAAGACCGAGCAGAAAGAAGGAGATATCTCCGTTGAGGGCGGTACCTTCTCTCAGCCGGTAGACGAGTACCTTGCTCCCAGCGTGAACTATTCTGTAAGCAATGATACCAACGGTAATGTCTCCTACTTCACGAACCTCAATGACGCTGTTGCAGCAGCAGGCGAAAATGATACAATTGTGAATGTGAGGGAAACAACTGGGCAGAGTAGTCGTGGCATTATCCTGAAGGATGGCGATGAAGTGGTTGCGAAGATGCGCACCGAAGCGGCAAGCGTGAATTTGCCCACTCTGAGCAAGTCTGGCTATACATTCAAGGGCTGGAAAGACAACGGAGGTAAAGTCCATATGGGTACTTTCACACTTCCGAGTCAGGCGGTAACGGACAGTTTCTATCTCACCGCTGTCTGGTCCGCCAACTCCTATTACTACTATTCCCCCAGCACCACCACCCCCGATACCACCACCAAGGGCTCTCCCAAGACCTTTGACGCGGGCGTGGGTATCTATGCGGTGACAGCAGTGTTGTCCGTGACCGGTATGGCGTGGACCGCTAAAAAGCGTCACTAAGAGCAAAAAAAAAGAAAGCCCGTAAGGGCTTTCTTTTTTTGCGCTTTTTTTGGGGGGGGAAAGGCTGGGACAAAAAATTTGTGGGCGTTGCACGTTTGCGGGCAACTTTCGGGCTGGGCGGGGGCAGGGACAGAACATGAAAGGGAGGTGCTCGGATGGAGCAGGAGACAAGGACCGCGCGGGACGCCGGTGCTCCGGTGAAGATCGGGGCGGAGGCGGTACGGGCCGCGGCGGAGGTGCTGCGGCGCTATCGCGCGGGCAAGCAAAATCTGGACAGGCGCATCATCGACAACGAGCAGTTCTGGAAGCTGCGGCACTGGGAGCAGATGGAGAAGGCGGGCGAGGGCGGCAATCCGGAGGACGTGCGGCCGGCCAGCGGCTGGCTGGTGAACTGCATCCTCAGCAAGCACGCGGACGCCATGGACTGCTATCCGGAGCCGACGGTGCTGCCCCGGGAGCCGGGAGACCGGCAGGAGGCAGAGACGCTGAGCCGTATCCTGCCGGTGCTGCTGAAAAACGACCGGTTCAGGCGGACGTATTCCAAGGCGTGGTGGGACAAGCTGAAGTCCGGGTGCGCCGTGTACGGCGTGTTCTGGGACAACGAAAAGCTGCACGGGCTGGGCGACGTGAGCATCCGCAGCATGGACGTGCTGAACCTGTTTTGGGAGCCGGGGGTCACGGACATACAGGAGTCGGAGCACTTTTTCTGCACGGAGCTGGTGCCCAACAACCATCTGGTGCGGAGGTGGCCGGAGCTGGAGGGGAAGCTGGGGCGCGGCGGCGCGCAGGTGAGCCGGTATCTGTTCGACGACAAGGTGGACACGTCGGAGCAGTCGCTGGTGGTGGACTGGTACTACCACACGGAGCGTGAGGGACGGCAGGTGCTGCAATACTGCAAGTTCGTGGGGGAGAATGTGCTGTATGCCACGGAGAACGACCCGGAGATGGCGGCGCGGGGCTGGTACGACCACGGGAAGTATCCGTTCGTGTTCGATACGCTGTTTCCCGAGGAGGGGACGCCCTGCGGGTATGGGTATGTGGATCTGTGCAAGTCGGCGCAGAAGCAGATCGACCTGATGAACCAGGCTATTCTGAAAAACACGCTGGCGGCGGCGACGCCGCGGTTTTTCATCCGGGCGGACGGCGCGGTGAACGAGAACGAGTATGCCGACTGGACGAGGCCCTTCGTACACACTAACGGAAACCTGGGCGCGGACTCCATCGCGCCGATCCGGGTGCCGGCGCTGGACAGCGTATATGTGGCGGTGCTGCAGAACAAGATCGCGGAGATGAAGGAGACGGCGGGCAACCGGGACGTGATGAGCGGCGGCACCGCCGGCGGCGTGACGGCGGCCACGGCTATTGCGGCTTTGCAGGAGGCGGGCGGCAAGCTGTCGCGGAATATGATCGACGACGGGTATGAGGCGTTTTCACAGGTGGTGACGCTGTGCATTGAGCTGATCCGGCAGTTTTACGACGTGCCGCGGCAGTTCCGACTGCTGGGCCGGGACGGCGGGGCGTTCGTCGCCTACGGCAACGGGGGCCTGCGGCCCAGGGCGCTGCTGACAGGGGGCTATCGCGTGCCGGAGTTCGACCTGGAGGTGATGGCACAGGACGAGACGCCGTACCAGACCATGGAGTATAACCAGCTGGCCCTGCAGCTGTTTCAGATGGGGTTCTTCCGCAGCGATATGGCGGAGCAGGCGCTGCGGTGCCTGGAGCTGATGCAGTTCCGCAGCAAGGACACGCTGGCGGAGGTCATCCGGCAGGGACAGAAGGAGACGGACCAGAAGGCGTGGCTGACGGAGGCGCTGCGGCGGGCGGTGACGCTGCTGGACAAGAGCCAGGGGACCCATCTGGCGGAGGCGCTGGAGCGAGAGCTGGAGAAGCGGGAGAGCAGCGGCGGAAAGGCGGCGGCGCCCCGAAGCAGTGACGCGGTGACGCGGCAGCGGCAGGCCACGCGGCAGGCGGTACGGCCCAGATGATACGGGCCAGCTGCGGCGGCGCGCACCTTACGGTGCGGGGCCACGCCGGGTACGGGGAGTATGGGAAGGACATCGTATGCGCGGCGGCGTCCGCGCTGGTGTACGCGCTGGCGGGGAGATTGCGGGAGACAGGACGGCTGGAACGGTTCCAAAGCGCGCCGGGATACGCGGAGATCGCGGGGACAGGGGACTGTGCCCGGGAGTTCGCGCTGGTGCGGTGCGGGCTGGGGCTGCTGGCGCGGCAATACCCTGACAGGGTGGAAGTTGGGTCGTGACCTACCACGGGGAGGAGAGTTCGGATGGACGAGCTGGAAAAGATGGCGCAGGAGACTGCGGAGGAGACGGGCGGAATGGCTCCCGACGCCGGGGAGCAGCAGGTACCTGCCGGGGAACAGGGGGTACCCGGCGGGGAAGAGGACTTCGAGACGCTGATACGCGGCCGGTACAAGGGAGAATTCGACGCACGGGTGCGGCGAATACTGGACGGACGGCTGCGGGGACTGCGGCAGGAGAACGAGAGGCTGCGGGAGATGGCGGCCGCGGCGGAGACGGTACGGCAGCAGGAGCAGGAGGCGCAGCTGCAGGCCGCGATGGAATTCGCCGTGGTCCGGGCGCGGCAGCAGATGGCCCAGGCCATCGCCAGCGGCGGAAGCCGCGTGGCGGAGAACGGCGGACGGCGCAGGAGCGTCAGCCGCTGGGACCCGAGGGGGCTCAGCGGGGCGGAGCTGGCGGCGATACGGAAGAGAGTACAGGATGGAGAGAAGATCAGATTTTAGAAAGGGAGAGAAAACATGGAGATGAATTTGCAGATGTTTGCGGAGAACACCCAGACCACGGCGGGCCTGAGCGCGGAGATGAAGACCTACTACGGCATGGAACTGCTGGAGAATGCCAAGCCGCAGCTGGTGCACAACCAGTTCGCGGCCACGAAGGGCCTGCCTGCAGGCGGCGGCAAGACCGTGGAGTGGCGTAAGTTCGGCGCCTTTGACAAGGCGCTGAAGCCCCTGACCGAGGGCGTGACGCCCGACGGCAGCGGTATCTCCGTCAGCTACATCACCAAGGAGCTGGCGCAGTATGGCGACTACACCACCGTGTCGGATATGCTGGACCTGACGGCCATCGACGATGTGGTGCTGGAGATCACTGACCGCCACGGCAGCAACATGGGCCTGACGCTGGACACGGTGACCCGAAACGAGATCCAGCAGGGCAAGCAGGTGATCTACGCGCCCAAGATCGGCAGCAACGGCACCAAGACCGACGTGACCAGCCGCATGACGCTGGACAAGGACTGCCGCATGACCAGCGAGCTGGTGGCCAAGGCGGCGACCCAGCTGAAGAAGATGAACGCGCCTACCTTTGACGGCAAGTATGTGTGCATCATCCACCCCAGCGTGGCCTTTGACCTGCGCCAGGACGAGGCGTGGATCGCCGCCCACCAGTATGCCGGGGCCACGGAGCTTTTCTCCGGCGAGATCGGCGAGCTGCATGGCGTGCGCTTCGTGGAGACCACGGAGGCGAAGATCTATCGCGGTGAGGACCTGGCCGCCGACAGCCGCACGCTGAAGGTGAACGGCAACGTTATGGCCAGCACCGACGTGACCTTCAACGGCGGCACCGTGGCCGCCGGCGCACTGGCGGGCCGCTATGTGGTGCTGGGCGGCACCCGCTGCCAGGTGGTGAGCAACACCGACGCGAAGCTGGTGCTGGACAAGGCCGTCACCGTGGGCGACAAGGAGGTCATCTACCCCGGTGAGGGCGGCAAGCAGGGCTGCGCCGTGTACGGCTGCCTGTTCCTGGGCAAGGGCGCCTATGGCGTGGTGGACCTGAGCGAGGGCACGGAGGTCATCGTGAAGCCCCGCGGCAGCTCCGGCACCGCCGACCCGCTGGACCAGCGCTCCAGCGTGGGCTGGAAGGGCGTACACGCCGCGGCTATCCTGTACGACGAGTACATGGTGCGCGTGGAGTGCGGCAGCAGCTATTCGGACGAGGATAAGGCGAACTGAGGGAGCGTGAAGCAGGGGCGGACGGGTCGTCCGCCCCTGCGGGAAATGCCGCCGTCAGCGCGGCCACGCCGCGCTGACGGGACGTCGAGGCCACCGCCCCCTGCGGAACGCGGGCGGACGGCGGGGCGAGGCCTTACATGAGGAAAGGAGAAGGGCGAGATGAAGGAGAAAATGACAACGGTGCTGCTGCCCAGGGGCAGAAAGCAGGAGGAGAATTTTGTCATCGTGTCCGTCAACGGACGCAGCTGGAAGATCATGCGCGGCGTGGAGGTGCGTGTGCCGGTGTGCGTGGCGGAGGTGCTGGAAAACGCCGCCATGATGGCGGAGGCGGCCCGGCGCTATGTGGACGAGAGAGCGTCCTGAGGTGACGGCCATGGCAAGGACGACGGCAAAACAGGTGCTGGACCGGGTGGACGCGCTGCTGCCCAATGGGTATGCGCGCGCGGAAAAGCTGCGGTGGCTGGCCCAGGCGGAGGGCTTTGTGCGGCGGGAGCTGTGCCGGGAGACGGGGGAACTGCCGGTGCTGACCGAGGAGACGGAGCTGACGGCGGCGCCGCCCTTTGACGAGCTGTACCGGCACTATGTGGAGGCGCAGGTGCACTATGCCAACGGGGAGACGGCGCGGTACAACAGCGCGGCGGGCCTGTGGAACAACGCGTTTCTGACCTATCGGGACTACCGGGCCAGGACGGCGGTGCCGGAGGGCGGCGCGTCGGCGCTGCGGCTGTGCTGAAAGGGGGCGGCGGAGATGTATTTTCCCAAGCTGAAGGCGGCGGCGCAGCAGCGGGCAGGCGTAGAGCAGTTCGGGGGACTGGACCGCCGTCCGGGCAGCGGCGCGGGGAGTCTGGAGCAGATGGAGAACCTGTGGAGCAGCGGGTATCCGGCGCTGGAGACGCGGCCCCTGCGGCGGACGGTGACGCAGCTGGCGAAGCCCAACGGCATGACGGAGAAGGACGGATTGTTCTGGGTGGACGGCACGGCGCTGTATGTGAACGGCGCGAAAACGGGGTTGGTGCTGACGGACAGCCGGAAGCAGCTGGTGAGCATGGGGGCGTATCTGCTGATCTTTCCGGACAAGAAGTACATCAATACCCAGGATCTGACGGACTTCGGAAGCATGGAGAATGTGCGGGCCACCACGGGAGAGGTGACGTTCACCCTGTGCGACGGGACGGGGGAGAGTCTGGGCAGCTACGCGGCGGGCACGGAGGCGCCCCAGGAGCCCCGGACGGGAGATCTGTGGCTGGACACGGAGCGATCGGAGAGCGTGATGCGGCGGTATGACGGCAGCACATGGACGGCGCTGACGGAGGTGTACACAAAGATCGCCGCTGTGGGCGTGGGACTGGGCTTCCACGCCGGGGACGGCGTGACGGTGGCAGGCTGCGGCGCGGCAGAGCTGAACGGCCTGCACATATTGCAGGCGGCGGAGGACGACTGGGTGCTGGTGCCGGCGCTGTGCCGGACGCTGGACAGTCAGACGGCGGCGGTGACGGTGATGCGGCTGATGCCGGAGATGGACTTTGTGGTGGAGCAGGGCAACCGGCTGTGGGGGTGCAAATACGGCATCGTGGACGGTCAGGCGGTGAACGAGATATACGCCTGCGCGCTGGGGGATTTCCGCAACTGGAACAGCTTTGCGGGGCTGAGCACCGACAGCTATGCCGCCGCCAGAGGCTCGGACGGACCCTTTACCGGGGCGGCGGCCTGCATGGGCGGCGTGGTGTTCTTCAAGGAGAGCTGCATGGAGCGCATCTATCCGGCGGCGGGCGGCGGGCACCAGATCGTGACGGTGCCGTGCAGCGGCGTGCGGAAGGGTGCGGAAAGGACCGTAGCCGTGGCGGACGGTGTGGTGTACTATCTGGGGAACGACGGGGTGTACGCCTTTGACGGAAGTATGCCGGTGTGCGTATCCCGGGCGCTGGGCGACAAGCGGTATACCGGCGGCGTGGCCGGCGGGGAAAGCGGCCGGTACTGGCTGTCCGCCGTGGACGCGGCGGGAGAGACGGAGCTGCTGGTGTACGACACGCAGAAGCGGCTGTGGCACCGACAGGACGATACGGCGGCGGTGGCCTTCGCCCGGTGGAACGGGGAGATGACAGTACTGTGCAGCGACGGACGGCTGCTGGATACAAGCGGTACATTGGGAACGGCGGAGACGGGGTTCTCCTGGAGCGCCGAAAGCGGCGACCTGGGACTGTACACGCCGGAGCACAAGTATCTCTCGCGGCTGGAGCTGCGGCTGAAGACGGCGGCCGGGAGCACGGTGAAGGCGTACGTCTGCTATGACGGGGACGGCGCCTGGGAACAAGTGGGCGGTGTATCCGGCGAGGCGGGGCAGACCCGCGGCGCGGTGCTGCAGGTACGGCCCCGGCGGTGCGGACACCTGCGGCTGAAACTGGCCGGGGACGGGCCGTGCCGGGTGTACAGCGCGGCAGCGGTATATGAGAAGGGAAGTGACGGGCCATGAGCGTGCTTGCCCTGCCGATGGCACCGGCGGGATCGGTGCAGGAGCAGGTGACGCAGCAGTACGCGTATCTGGTGCAGATGGCCCAGCAGCTCAACCTGGCGCTGGGACAGCTGGAGGCGCTGGGCGGCGGAGCAGGGGAGGCCTCCGCCCGGCGGCAGGCCAACGGGCGCTTGGGCACGGCGGCATCGGAGACGGCGGACGGGCAGTATGAGACGCTGCGGAGCATGATCCTGAAGACGGCGGACCAGGTACAGAAGACCACGGCGGCATTGACGGCGAAGCTGGAGGAGGAATATGTGGCGAGCTCGGACTTTGGCAGCTATGTGGCGAAGCTCAGCGCTCAGCTGGAGGCGGCACCGGAGGCGGTGACGCAGTATTACAGCTTTTTCTCCGACCTGCAGGCCAACGTGGAGAAGGTGGACGCGGCCTTCGCGCACTATAAGCTGGACACGGAGGGGTATATCCGCACGGGTATCGTGTACTACGACGGGGCCGCGCCGGTGTATGGCGTGGCTGTGGGACAGGACCTGACGTGCAGAGAGGTGGACGGCGAGAAGGTGGTGGAGCAGAACAACTTTCGCGCGGTGTTCACCGCCACGCGGCTGTCCTTCTGGCAGGACGCCACGGAGGTGGCTTATGTGTCCAACAACCGGCTGTACATCACGAGCATTACGGTGCTGGGCGGTATCGATGTAGGGCAGTGGAGCATGGAGGCGGCGGAGGGCGGACTGGCCTTCCGGTGGATCGGAGGGTGAGTGTGTGAGCTATACGGCGTTGGACAGCATCCAGTGGGGCGGCATGCCGAAGATCGGCGTCAGCTTCGGCTATGACAGTCGACGCAGCGGCAGCGCGATGCAGTACAGGATATATGTGACCGTGGCGCCGTTGACAGGGGCATCGTATTTTGGGTACCCTATCTATCTGTCGGTGACGGTGGACGGCGGAAGTGTGTGCAGCGGGCAGACGCTGAAGGCGGCATCGCCCAGTCGGTGGAGCAGCGCGATCGAGTACGACAGCGGCTGGGTAACAGCGGCAGGAGCAGTGGGCACCGCGCCGCTGGGGATACGGCTGTACAGCGGCTCCGGGTCTGCCAGAGACGACAGCTACGGCTATGCGCTGCCGGTGGAGCGCGTGGAGGACATTGGAGATTTCTCGCTGACGGCGGGAGACGCGGTGATCGGACAGACGGGGACGCTGACGCTGACGCGGCCCGGGTATGGGTACAGCTTTACGTTCAGCTATGTGCTGGGGGCGGCCTCCGGAACGCTGAGCAGCGGCGCGCTGCGGACGGTGAGCAGCAGCGCGGGGCGCGTGGTGTACCAGTGGACGGTGCCGGAGTCGCTGGCCGGGGAGCTGCCGGAGACGACGCACGGCACCGGGACGGTGACGGTAAAGGTGTACAGCGGCGGTACGCCGGTGGGGAGTCTGAGCGCGGCGTTCACGGCGTATGTGCCGGAGAACATGCGGCCCACGGCGGCGCTGACCACGGAGGTAGTAAACGACGGTACGGCAGCGGAGAGCTGGGGGCTGTGTGTGCAGGGCATCAGCCGGATACGGTATGCGGCGACGGCGGCGGCACAGGGCGGCGCGTCCGTGCGGTCGGTGCAGTTCCGCTTTGCGGGGCAGGAGCTGACCGGCACGACCGGGACGACGGCGGTCATCGGCATCAGCGGGACGCTGCGGCCCACGGCTACGGTGACGGACAGCCGGGGACGGTCAGTGACCGTGACAGGCGAGGCGGTGACGGTGGCGGCGTACTATCCGCCGGCCATCACGGCGTCCATGGCGGCGCGGTGCGCCGCGGACGGCACAGAGAAGGACGACGGGGCGTATCTGAAGGTAAAGTGCGCGGCACAGTGCGCCGATGTGCAGGGGCACAATACGGTGGTCCTGCGGGCGCGCTTCCGACCTATGGGCGGCGCGTGGAACGGCTATGTGACATTGCTGCCGGGGGCAGAGCAGCTGCTGGGCGGCGGGCTGGACGGCGGGACCTCCTATGAGGTGGAGCTGAGCGCGGAGGACACGGTGGGGAACGTGCGGGTGGTGCGGTATACGGCGGCCACCAGCCGGGTGACGCTGCATCTGCGCGCCGGCGGAATGGGCGCGGCCTTCGGCAAATACGCGGAGCAGGAGGCGCTGGAGTGCGTGTGGCCGGCGGTGTTTTACGGGGATGTGGCGGTATCCGGCGCACTGACGGTGAACGGACAGACAGTGGAGGCGATGCTGTTCCCGGTGGGCAGCGTGCGCCTGACAGACAGCCCTGCGGCGCCGGAGACACCGGCAGGCGCAGCGTGGGAGAGCGTGGAGACAGGCATCGCCGGCGTGTATGGCTGGCGGCGCACGACATGACGAGGAGGAGAGAGGCATGGCATCGACGTATACGATGGTGGCGTACGGTTCACAGGGCAGCGCGGTGCGGCAGCTGCAGAATGAATTGAACAAGCGGGGGTATAGTCTGGACCAGGATGGTATCTTCGGCAAGAAGACGAGAGCCGCGGTACGGGACTATCAGAAGAAGAACGGACTGACGATGGTGGACGGCATTGCCGGCGACGAGACGTGGGGGAGTCTGCTGTCCGCGCCTACGGCGGCGGAGCAGGCGGCGCAGGCCGCCGCAGCAGCAGAGGCGGCGGCACCCAGGGCGGAGGTCACGGCGGGCACGGCGCGGCGTCTGCAGGAGCTGGAGAGGGGCTATACGCCGTCGGACGAGGTGACGGCGGCGCAGGCGTACCGGGACAGCGTGGCGGCGTTGGAGCCGGAGGCGTACCGGTCCCGGTTCGAGGAGCGTTTGCAGGCGCTGTATGACCAGATCGCGGGGCGGGAGGCCTTTGACTACGATCCGGAGGAGGACGAGTCGTACCAGCGGTACGCCAGACTGTATGCCGCCCGCGGCGCGGCGGCCATGGAGGACACGCTGGGCAAGGCGGCGGCCCTGACCGGCGGGTATGCCTCCAGTTACGCTCAGAGCGCGGGGCAGCAGGCGTACAACGGCTATTTGCAGGAGCTGGCAGCGCTGGTGCCGGAGCTGCGGCAGGCGGCGCTGGCGGAGTATCAGCAGGAGGGCAAGGCACTGCAGAACCAGTACAGTATGCTGGACGCGCAGGAAAAGGCGGACTATGACCGCTGGCAGGAGGCGCGTGGCGACTGGCAGAAGCAGCTGGAGGCGGCTCAGGCGGCGTATGAGGACGCGGGCAGTCAGGACCAGAAGCTGTATCAGACGCTGCTGGCACATTTTTCCGACAAAGCGGAGCAGGAGAGGAAACTTTCCGCCTCCGGCGTCCGTCTTACAGATAGTGGAGATACCGGCAGCAGGGGCGAGAGCCTGAGCTCTACGGCGGCGGAGAGCCTGCAGCGGGCCGTGGGGAACTATCTGAAGCGGGGCAACGGCGATCTGGCCCAGGCACTGGCGGCGCAGTATACGGCCCGCATGACACCGGCGCAGCGGCAGCGGTTCGAGAAGCTGCTGGGCCAGTACGGCATGACGCTGGCATAAGGGTCGGATAGGGGAAAAGTGCTTGCAATCAGGGGCGCTGTATGGTATCATATCAAAGTATATTGCGATGCGGCGGACACGCCGCAGCGGCTCGAGAGGAAGAGAGGAGCCGCGGGAAGGAGCAGCA